GTGATCGTCTGCGCGGTCGTGAACAGCTGAAGGCTCGCAATGTTCGCCTTCGTCGCGTTCAGGTTGTAGACCGCCCAAAGGATACCGTCGATGCCGCTAGTGGCGTCCGTGGCGTTATTGAAGACGACGCGGTCCTCCTCTTTGGCCATGACAAACGCCATGTCCCGAGCGAGGGTCGACCCGAAGTCGATCACGCTATCCTCGGCCAGTTCCTTAGAGACCTGCGTCAGGACGGCGAGCTTCTTCGCAACAAGCTGGACTTGCGCGAACGTAAGGTCGGACGCGGTGATTGCCGTGTTTTCCCCGGGGTAGTACACCGTGGTGGAGGCCGTTGCGTTGGGGACGTTGAGGATGTCCGCGGTCATCGGGTAAATCTTGGCGTTTTGCCGACCGATCCCAAACTGCTCGCGGAGGTAGATCAGGTCCGAAGACAACGGGTCCGGGACGGTGAAACCACCAGCGGTAGTCGTGCCTTCGGACTGAGCCTTGAGGTTGTTCTTGACCCAGTCGGCGGCCTTGCGATTGCCCATCACGGAACGGGCCCACTGGCCGAAGGCATACGCTTTCCAGTTCGCCTCGTCGCGCGAGCCGGTGAACGGGTTCTTGACCACGCCGCCCGACTTCCACGGCTCGTCGATCTGGGCCGGCTTTGCGGCAATCGGAGCGGTCTCACCAATCGCCTTGATGGCTTCGATGCGCTCGGCCACCTTGTCGGCTTCGCTCATGATGGACTTGACCTGAGCAAGGTCGCCGTCACCGCTGGCCAGTTCGCGGGCGGTAGCAAGCAGGGACGCTCGCTTTTCAGTCAATTGTTCGATCGTCATTTCATCAGCTCCAACCACAGGATGCGTTCGAGCATCTCGCGGCGTTTGTCGTCGGAGGCTTTGACCTCCGGTTCATCGATAGTGTCCGTGTCCTTCGTCTGGCCTGCGTCCCGCAGGGCGTCCCAGATATCAGGTGCCAGCCGCTTGGCATCGGACCGGCTGAGGCCAACTGCATCCCGCAGTCGACGTTCGGTTGTGCGCAGGGTATCGGGCCGGAGCGGCCGGAGTGCCTTTGCGTCGATATTGATTCCGTCGAGCAGAGCCTTGGCCCGGTCGGCGAAGGCATCCACCAAAGCCACGACGAAGGGAGCTTTGTTGCCCTCGATCTCGGCTACCGCCATGATGCCACCGCAGAGCATCTCGTACAGGGACTCAAGCCCTTCGTGGAAGATAGCACCGGGAGCTTCGGCGAATGCCCCGGCGGCGAACTGCGTTGGGTCCTCACCCGCCATAGGCTCTTCGATCTCGGGCATTTCGGCTTCATCCATCTCCGGCATCTCGCCGTACATTTCCGGGAGGCTCTTGACGGTGTTTCTCCACTCGGCTGGAGTCGGAGTAATCGACGCTTCGGCGATTGGCCAGCGCGTTATCTCCGAGGCGGAACCAACCGACTTGCGCTCGACAAGATGACCCGCGGCGCCGGAACTGTAGCCCATCTTTCCCTCTTTGCAAAGCTTCGCGACCATTGCCGCGTACTCGTCGGCCATATCGAGCTGAGCCTCGTACCATAGTCCCTCATCGGTCAGCTTGACGTACCCGGTACCGATCGACTTCCGCCCGATCTGCGGGTCCATGCCGTGATGGTAGTACACGTTCAGCGGGATGCGTTGCCCCTTGGAAACAGGGAATCCGAAGTCGGTCGCCGCGGTGAAGTAATCGCCCTCGAGGTCGTGCGCTTCAGGCCCGCCGAACCGGACCAGATAGCCCTTGACGTGCCCGAGCCGGTCGCTTTTGACCGCGCCTGCAATGATGGTCGCCATGTCCATGCTCAAAGTATCCCACACGCCCTCTAGGATCGCGCTACAGCCGCGATACGGGTACCACACGTACCTCAGGTCCCCACTGCGGATTGTCGGCTATTTCGGCCATGTTGCGAAGCGCGACGCCACTCTGCCAAGCGTTGTATCGCTTCGGCCCGAGTACGATGCGTTGCTCCGCATCCGACAACCCAGCAAACAAGTCCTCGGCATCCGGAACCCGCGGGCGTGTGTCGGGTAGTGACGGGTCGCCCGTTATCTCAGCCCACGACAGTGTTCTCGGGACCATCACGCAACGGCAGTTCGGGTGCGAAGGCATTATCTCGTTGCTCTTGTGGATGGTGCCGGACAGCGCAAGGCATCCCGGGCAGACACGCACGTCCTGAGTCGCCATGCGGACGTACCCGGTAACCGCCGGGTTATCCTCGTAGATTCGCCGTGACGCTTCTCGCGAGGCCCGTATCATCTCGGTTCTGGCTATGCACTCGGCGCGGTATGACGGCATCGACGAGGCGATTCCACGGAGTTTCGCGGCAACCGATTTCGGACCGAGGCCTAGCGCGATCCCATCGGCTATGACCTGCTCCATCTGTTCACGGGTAGCACCGGGGATTGACGAGAACAGCGTGGCCAGCGGGGAACCGTCACCGGCCAGTCCTGCAAACGCTTGCAGTTCCTCCTCTGGGAGCTTTGTCCAGTTGATCGCAAGGTCCGGTTTCGGCTTGCGCCCTACTGCGGCTGTTACCAGTGGACCTGCCGTATCGTTGGTCAACCGCGCCATCTCGAGCTGACCTGCGGCGGTGACAGACGCTCCGTCAGCGGTCAAGGAAGCAAGGCGGGCTTCGATAGTCCTGATCGCCTCGGCATACCGATCGCGCATCATGACCATCGCCACACCGGGCTGGGTCCCCGTAGCGAGCATACGGTCAAGTTCGCGCTCCAAGCGGAACAGCTCGCGACTGCTAGCGCGTTCCGCTCCCTCGTACAGCCTGACGAGACGCTTGACCGATTGCTCCTCGAGGTCGATCAGCTTGTTGCGATATTGGATCGCTACCGAGTAGATTGATCCCTGTAGGCCGTCAGCCTTTAGTCCGCGACGCCAGCGGAAAAAGGGTTGGCACGGTACGGCACCTCGAGGCCGTCATGGTCGCACGATTTGCCGCTGTCGAGGATACGGTCTCTCATACGCGTAGCCCACGCCTGTCCCGCATCGCCTCCCCACAAGTCCCACGCAACTCGTCCCGGGGACGGGTATCCGTCCTCCCCGGGAGAAAAGCCCTCGGCCTCCTTGTCGACCTCGTGGCGGGCAAAGAACGAGTACATCCTGAGGATCGTGTCCTCGCTAATGATTCCACCGCCGACGATCTGGTTAGCCCGTGCAAGGCCGACTCTGGTCCCGCCGGGCTTGCCTTCCTCCTTCCATGCCAGCGCTCGCCTTGCGGCCTCTTGCATCGCGTCTGTCGGGCGGAACTTCGCTTCAATGCTTTTCGCTTCTTCGCGAAGCGTGACCGGCGCCGCGCCAGTATGCTGGACGGGAAGTCCCAGATACTGTGTGACCGATCCCGGCTCATACCCAGACCGGATAAGGATACCTGCGGCATTAGCGGCATCTGGCACGTCCAGTCCCGTCTGGCCACTGGCCGCAGATGGATGCATCACGCCCTCGTCCTCGGGCGCCGCCTCGAGGCCCGCGATGCGCTTGGCTTCGGCGCGGTCAGCTATGCCGGCTTTGTATAGCCGCTCGGCCCGCTCCGACTCCGCTTGCAGGTCGTCTGCCAGCGCTCGGACGCCCGAGACGTCGAACTCAACGGTGTCGCCTTCCTGCGTCTCGACAAAATCGGGCAACAGCGAGATTGTCAGCGAATCAGCAATGGCACGGAGGAGCGGTATCATTCCGTCCTCCCACGCGGCTTGCTGGGCCCGCTCGTAATTGCTGTACGTCGAGCGGTCGAGGCCGGAACCGAGGCCAAGAACCATCGGGTTGAGTCCGAGCGTCGAGCAGATGCGCTCTTCAGGGACGCGGCGTACCGAATCCAGCGCCAGCTCCGCGGGGCTGAGGCTAACCTTATCCATTCGGTATGGGCCGGACATTACGACAATGCCTCCGGCACTATCGCCGGTCAAGTCTTCATGCAGTTGTCGCTTGACCTGCCGGAGGTCGTCGATGGACAAATCGACCACGGTATCTTTAGCGTCCGGTCCGACAATCAAGCTTGGCATCGCGCCGTTCGACAGGAGGCCGTATGCCGCACTCGATGCAACGTTGTCTGAGGCTATTTCGCGGAGCACAGACTGGAGCGGGGCACGCCCGAGTCGGAAGTCGCTGGGCTCGCGGCCATATCGCAGATGGATCATATCCTCCAACGCTACGTCGTAGGATCGACCGTCTGTCGTGTAGACGTAGTGCGTCAGCGGATTCACGCCGTTGCCAACGGGCCGGACCATATCCTGTGGCAGGTACTGTAGCGCGACAGGTTGACCAGTACGGGACCCGCGGAGCTTGCGGATATAGGAGTTCCCAAACAGTTTATAGTCCTGCACCACGAGTCCCCAGAACACGGTCCCGGTCAGGCTATCCCCGGGCGACGCGATCAGGCCGAGGACCGGATGGTCCTCTACTGGCTCCGCTTGCTGGGAGTCAACACGTCGCATCACGCGTGGAACGGCCTGAGGCCAGTTCCGCACATACCAGTCGATCGCGGTTGCGACAACGCTGTTGAGTCCGAGGTCGCCGGCTACTTTCGACCAGTCTCGGGTGCTGTTTGGGAGCGCCCGCCGAAGCAAGGTTTGGAGTTGACCGGAGCCGTACCCGGTCAAGTACACGTCTCTGGATTGACCGAGTGGTAGCGGTAGCGGAGCGGTCGGGTTCGCCGCGGCTTTGCGCCCGAGGATGCGGTCGATGAGGCTCATGCCGTCATTATCCCACAACGGGAAAGACCCCGGCTTTCGCCGAGGCCTCCGAGTATCCGACACCAAGCGACGAGTGAACAGTTCGTCAGTCCATTGTACCAGCAGACTGAGCCTTCCGCGGCCTTCCCGGCTTGTTCCCGGATTGACGTTGCCGCCGCTTGCAGGATCGGCACGACCAGTAGATACCACGCGGTCCTGTCTCGCCTCCGCAAGCGTTGCAGGGAGGACCGACCACGCCTGTGCGTGGTCGGCCCGGGTTCTGATGCCGTCGATCGATCTTCACGTTCTGGTCCTTTATTCGCCGCTCAATGCCCAGCTGAGTCCCTGCTCCATCCAGCGTTTCAGTTCACCCTTGCCACTGTAGGTTGCACGGGCTCCCACGTGATGGCACCAGCCGTAAGCATTCATCAGCTCGACGATCTGCTCGGCGTAGTACTCGACCATCTCGGTGATGTCGTCCTTGGACGTGCCGGGTGCAACGGTCATTTGCACCGCGTGTCCGTTGT